AAATTATGGACGAGAGCGCGATTGACGCGGTGGCCGAACGGCTGACGGTGCGCGGCCGCAGCGGGCGCGGGGTGGAAGAACACAGCCTGCTCTACCCGCTGGCAGTCAATAACCTAGTTAGTGCCGCAATGAATCAGGCGGCCGAGCTGCAGATGCCGGTGGACGGTGACATGGTAAGGGGGGTGTGAGATGGAGAAAAGATACGGCAGGTTTATTGAGCCCGAGGCAGTAATGCTGCGGGTAGAAGTAGGCAGCGGTGAGCTGGGTGGCAGGGAGTATGTCATGCAAAGTACGGTCGGCTTCGAGCCCATCGTAATCAGCAAAACCACCGGTAAACGTTTCACGCTGGAATGGCATGACATGGTTGCGCTGGCGGTGGCCGCCGGTATTGATGAAGGCGAGGAGGAATGAGATGAGTGCATTTTGGAACTGGTTTGTACAGGCAAGCTGCTGGCAGGTGCTCGGCAACGCGCTGACCTTGGCGCTGGCGCTGGTCATCATCGGCATCGGTATCGGCGAAGCGGTGCGTTATATCCGCATCAGTTGGAAAGGATAACAACCATGTGGCCGGAATTAAAAAACGTTGCCCGCCGCGAAGCCCGGAACTGGTTGATTGCCGCCATCGTGGCAGTGGCCTATGCCGCCATGGCCGGCAGCTGTACTCCGCAGCCGGCCGCCCATCGGCAGCTGGTAGGACAGCCGGATACGGCAGCGGCACGGCTGGCAGCCAAAGAACGGCAGGCCGAGAGTGAGGCCGCCGAAGCGGCAGCAGTGTACGAGCGCATGAGCGATCAAGAGCGCCTGCGCGGGATTGTGTATGACCCGGTGGAGGAATAAGACATGGTGACCGTAGCAAAATTTATCTGGTATTTGGCCAGCATCGTCTCCGGCGTGTTGGTGCTGACGGTGGCGGCTATGCTGCTGATAGTGGTGTGTATGGCCGCCTTTAACCGATACGACGACATCTTTATCAACCGGGAGCAGTCATGAAAACCCGTTGCCCCTGCTGCGGCGCCAGCGCCAGCCTTGAGGTGCTGATTACCCACGACGAGGCGCGCAGCCTGATGGTGGCGCTGGCCGGTATCTCCGACGAGCTGGCCAAAGCCGCGCTGCGCTATCTCGGCCTGTTCCGCCCGGGCGAGCGCGACCTGAGCTGGGCGCGGGCAGCCAAACTGCTGGGCGAGCTGGTACCGCTGATTCAGGCGGGCGAGATTACCCGCAAGCGGCAGAGCTACCCCGCACCGCGCGAAGCATGGATCTGGGCGTTTAACCGCGTTATCGAAGCCCGCGACAGCGGCAAGCTGACCCCACCCCTGACCAGCCACGGCTTCCTGCTGGAGAACCTGACCTTCTGGACGCCGGACAAAACCGCCGGCACAGCCTTGGCTCCGGCAGCGGATACCGCCCTTTCAGGCAGCCTTAACCCGCAACAACAGACCGCGCCCAGCAGCACCATTCAGGCAGCCGCAGCCGGTGAGAAGTTTAAGCGATGATGACCCGAAATGATGACCAAAGAAGTAAACAATGCCTTGGTGTCCGGTATCCAGCACATGTTCGCGCTGCGGTTGCCTGGGCATCCGCCGCTCGATGCGGCCGACGGGACGTATCAGGCATGGATTGCCGCTTTCGATTCTTTGCCGATCGCCTGGGACGACGAGCGCGACGTACCGCGCATCCGACAGGCCTTCGGCGCGTTATGGGCAACCGTAGACCGATGGCCGACCCCGAAAATGCTGATTGCCTGCATCCCGCCCGTGCCGCCCCCGCCTCAGCTGGAAGCCCCGAAAAAGGTGTGGACGGAAGAAGAAATAGCCAGAAACAAAAAGCGTTTGGCCGAAATGTTAGGCATGCTGGCCGACAAGATGATTGAACGAAACCGATTTTTAGACGATGGAAGGAATGAAGATGAGCCAAATTGATATGAGCCAATACAAGAAGGACGCACGCGGCAATCTGGTGCCGATTGCCAACATCCGCCCGATTGACCTGCTGCGCGACGAGCTGGTGCAGAAGATTACCGCCCGCGCCCGCGCGGTACAGGAAGAGTTGCAAGAATACCGCCGCTGGGCGATGGACGAGATTGCGGCCTTTGCCGAACTCTCTGCCAACCAGTACGGTACCTCGCTGGGCGGCAAGAAGGGCAATATCCGCCTGCACAGTTTCGACGGCCAATACCGCGTGCAGCTGGCGATGCAAGATGCCCTGGTATTCGACGAGGGGCTGGCCGCTGCCAAAGTGCTGATTGACGAATGTATCCGCGAATACTCGGAAGGCAGCCGCCCCGAGCTGCTGGCCATCATCAACGCCGCCTTCGCCACCGACCGCGACGGCAATATCAGCACCGCCCGCGTGCTGGGACTGCGCCGTCTGGACATCAGCGACGAGAAATGGCAACGCGCGATGGACGCATTGAGCGACAGCCTGCAGGTGCATACCAGCAAGGCCTTTGTGCGGGTGCACGAGCGCGATGCCAACGGCGAGTATCGCTTGATGAATTTGGATATCGCGAAGGTGTAATGACATGGCCAAAGTAATCATTACCATCGAAGACGTGGAAAATACGCTGGAAATCGGATGTACCAGTGACGTACCTATGATGCGAGGCATATCTCAAAAGAATACCCCGGCACAGAATTATGCCGCCATAGCGATGATGACCATCAATGCCAACGCTCGCCTACGTGGTGAGGAAGTGCAAGATGTCCCAGAGATTAAGCAGTAACCCGCGCGGCACGGCCTGCCGTTTACCACTTTAGGAGTAACACTATGAACAAAACCGATTTGATCAACGCGATGGCAGCTGAGGCTGGGCTCAGCAAGAGCGATACCACCAAAGCATTGACTGCCTTTGAAAGCATCGTGGCCGACAGCCTTAAACGCGGCGAAGACGTGCTATTGGTGGGCTTCGGCACCTTTACCGTAGTCGAACGAGCCGAACGCCAAGGCCGAAATCCTGCTACCGGCGAGACTATCACGATTCCGGCGGCCAGACAGGCTAAGTTTAAAGCCGGCAAGCCGCTGCGCGATGCCCTCAAACAATAAGTGATGTTCAACCCATGCCGCTGCGATGCGGCGGCATCAGTGGAACATTAGGAGAGTCCAAATGCGTGAACCCAAAGCCCACAAGAAAGCCCGCCTGATTAAGCTCTTGCACGTGGCCAAAAACCAGCTGATGCTGGATGATGCCGCCTACCGCAGGCTGCTGGCCAACGTATCGGGCGGCAAGACCAGCAGTACCAAGCTGTCGTTGGATGAGCTGGAACTGGCGCTACGCGGCATGAAGGCGATGGGGTTTGCGGTTACCACCAAGGCGCATGCCGAGAGTGGCAAGCCAGATATTCCGGTGCGCGAGGCCGCAGCCGGGGTAGATGCGCAAATCAAAAAAATCCGCGCCCTGTGGTTGGAGCTGCACCGCTTGGGCGCGGTACGCAGCCCGAGCGAATTGAGCCTGGCGCGTTTCGTGTCCCGCATGACCGGTGTGGATTATCAGGGCTGGCTGAGTGTGGACGATGCCTCACGGGTCATCGAACACCTGAAGCGATGGAAACAGCGGGTGGTGCATAAAGGGAGGGAGTAATGGTAGACAAATATAACGAGCTGGCTTCCGCCATATTTGATGCGTGGGTCAGGCTGTTGGTGGACAAAGGACTGTCTGAGGAAGAGGCAGAAAAATTGTCGGAGGAGGCGGTTGACTGCATCTTGGATACCTTCAGCGGGGAGAATATCTACATACCGCGCAACATTTCTGCCCGCGCTGCTGCCCGTAACCGCAAAATCTACGATGAGTTTACCGGCTATAATCACGATGAACTGGCACGAAAATACCAAATAACGAGACAGCGGCTGTACGGCATTATTCGCCAAGTGCGCGGGCAGATACTCGCCGAGAAACAGGCTGACTTGTTCGGTACTCCGGAATAATAAGCCAAAATCGCGTACTAAGTCGGTCAGGAAATCGCCTGACCGATGTCTTTTTGAAAGTTGGTATGTTTGCCTATCCCGACCGTCAAACGCGCTAAAAACGCAAATTTGGCGGTTTTGGATTTTTGGGCATAATGCATTTTTGAAAACGTTTTAAAAGACCGCGGACAAATCCGCGAGCAGAATCCCCGTATCAACCGATGCGGGGATTTTTTATGTTTGAGATTTTTCGAAGCGGCAAACGCACCAGTGCCGACGGCAGCCAATGGAACATCACGGATGCCGACGTACAGCGCGCCGCCGAAGTGTACGACCCGAAGCTGCACGAAGCGCCGATTGTCATCGGCCATCCGGCCATGAATGCCCCGGCCTACGGCTGGGTGCCGAAGCTGGCGGCCGACGGCGGCAGCCTGACTGCCGAGTTTGCCCAGATGGATGACGGCTTTGCCGCCGCCGTCCGCGCCGGCCGCTACAAGAAGGTATCCGCCTCCTTTTGGCCGCCCGGCCATCCGAACAACCCGGTGCCGGACAGCTACTACCTGCGCCATG